GCCTTGGGGTCCTCCCCGCTCAAGGTCATGTCTACAGGGGTGGTGATGGGGCCTTGGCGTGTGGTCCAGTAGCTCGGGGTGGTCCAGTAATCTGAGGTGGCACGCAGCACCCCTTTGATGAGGGCCAAGGCTTGGGTGCGGGCACTGAGGTGGGTGCCGTCCTTGCTGCGTCCCTCCTCCGCCATCGGACAGACCCGCACTTCCAAGGTGCCGTGCTGCTCAAAGGCACTGTAGTTCACCGCCAGGTACCGACTCCAGCGGTCATTGATGCGGTTGGGCCGACAGTAGGCATCGACCTCGTCGCTCGATCGGCCCTCTCGGAGGCGGTTCTCCAGCCAGTACTGGGTCATTGAGGTGCAGCCCTCGCCGACCTCCCGTAGGGTGTGGCGCAGATGCCCCCAGTAGTTCGGGTCGAAGCTGAAGTCATGCAACCCTTGGGAGCAGCCGAGGTGGACGTGCATTCCCGTGCGGGCATCGACCCCGTCAGGGTAGGAGCGGTCCACCCACCCCTGCAAGGCTGACCATGACTGGAGGATGGGTGACGCCGCTTCGCCAGCGATGTAGTCATCATCACTGAAGGTCGACCCATCACACTCAACGGAGCCATCGTACTTGAGGTCACGATTGTTCCGCTCTTCGTGGTCGTCGGCATCGGTGCTTGGATAGTGCAGGTCGTAGCAGTCACAGCAGTAGTCCCAGTCCCCATGCTCATTCTGCACACAGTACTCACAGTCCTCCGGGTCTGGAGGGTCGGGCAGGTCCACACCCAGCCGTTCCCAATACCCTTCAAGCTCGACGCCTACGGTGGTGATACCAGCCGGGAACGATTCGATTGTCTGGGGCATCAGTTACTCCTTGGATGGGGTGAGTTCAAGGTCCATGGGACAGGCGAAGACATCAAACTCGACAGCGCACTCTTCGCAGACGACCTGCCCGTCGACGGTGCAATCATAGCCATCACCTGTGGTCATGACCTCTTCCGAGCAGCCAGCACAGCGCATGACCACGGAATCACTGGTGTAGAAGTCCTCGTCTGGGTCACCGGCAGACCCAGCAGGGTAGTGGTAGCCCACGAAGTGATCCCCGTAGGGGTCAGCTCGGGTGGGCAGCAGGGGTTGACGCTTGACCCCGGTCGGGGACCAGAGGTGCCCGCCCCAGTAGTGGTCAGCGTGGGTCCAACAGTGGTGCAGGTTGCTGTAGTAGCAGCCCGTGGTGGTGTCATCTTCACCGTCACCCTCACTCCATGTGCCGTAGCGGGTGATACCTTCCGGGGTGAAGAGTGCCAGCTTCCCTGCTTGGGTAGCGAGTTGGGCAGCCACACCCTCACGCTCGGCCTGCCCTTCACGCCACAGCACATAGGCCATGATGCGGGTGTCGGACACAGGGCCTCGGAGCTTGGCACGCCGTTCAAACTGGGCGTGCTGGTTCCAGACCCCGTTGTGGAACAGGAGTTCTCGGGCCTGTCCTTGCAGGGTGATGCCCACCTGACGGCTGACCGGGAAGGGATGGCACAGCTGTCGGGAAATCCCTCCGTGGGTGGCGAAGCGGAAGTGCACCACGAAGGGGAGCGGGAGGGTCGGGATGAGGGCTTGGGCTTCCTCCACGGTGAGGCCCTTCTCCCACGTGACCAGCCGATCGGCAGGCTGTTGGTACGCCACCCCGATACCATCACTGTTGCTCAAGTGGGCGGCATCGACTTCAGTGGCAGACGGACGGGCAGAATCTGCGATGATGATTAAGCACATAGATACCTCCTCAGGTAGCGAGCTGGATGGTGGTGCGGCTGGTCTTAGGCCACGGAATATGCTGCTGCCGCAAGCTGCCAAAGGCTCCGGCAAGGTTGGCTTCGACGAGGGGTTTCTCTATCGCACCCCGCTGCCCATCGTCGAGGGACCGTGGGGTGAAGAGACTCTCGGGCAGTCTGGTGCGGAGTTGGATACGGACCTTCCGCTCTAGGGTATTGACCGCCATACGGATGAAGGCCAAGTGCCGTGTCCACTCATGGTCAAAGCGGAGTGAGGGTGTCGTGTCCCGGCTGACCACATCCGAGAGGTGCAGGTTCCACGCCTTGTGTCCTTCAGTGTCACCCTCGGTGTTAAGGTCAAGCGGGGTGATGGTCTGGACATCCTGACTGGCGGTGCGGATATCCATGAAGGTGCTGGTGTTGGTCCCGTTGTCGACGCTGTACTCAGCTTGGTGGAACAGCCACTCTCGCACTGAGGCATGCACCTTGAAGGTCAGGTCGACCGCTTCGTAGCGTGACACGTCTTCAGCGAGGTCATAGGGAGAGATGCGGGTGATGGTGTAGCTACACAGGGGTTCACCCTTGGGAATGTGAATGACTCGTCTGTCTGGCATGTGTGCCCTCCTCGGGCTAACGGGTTGCCGGGTTACTGCTCGTCACGGTCGAGACGTTCAAGCTCCTCCTTTCGGTCCTCTTCCAGGTCGTCATAGCCCATGTCCTCTAGGACAGAGGCTGCTCTGTTGTACTCATCCGGTGGGTCGGTGTCGCTGTCCTCTGGATAGGCTAGTGCCCCACACTTAGGGCATTCCCCAGAGGGCAACGTCCCGTCCGTGCCGCAGCGTTCCCACAGGCTCTTCGCCTCGTTGAGGTCGGCAACGGTCCCTGTCCAAGCACAGTTATCACAGGCAACGTGGTCTAGTGCTCCCCACTCTATCCGTGCCTTGTCCAGTGCCGCTTGCTGCTCTCGTGCCTCCCACTCTAAGCTCAGCCTCTGATCTTCCCAGTCAGCGTTGAACTGCTGCGCTGACTTTGCGAGTGACTTTCCAAAGGCGAACAGGTCTTGTCCGAGCTTGGTCATTGGTTCTCCTTGGGGGACTCTAGCCAGTGAGCGTACTGCTGGTCGTAGTACTTGCGCACAAGGCCAGGACTTAGGTTCAAATCCTGTAGCACATCAAGCATCAGGGCTAACTCACCCCGCCCATTCTCAATGAGGGCAAGTGTCTGTCTTACCTCCTGCGCTAGGGTGCTGTGGTAGGCGTCGCCACGGCAAAGCTCAGATTGCAGGTCGGTAAGCCTAAGGTGTAGCATGTCCAGTCTGGTCATTGGTCCTCCTTCGTCAGGCGTGCCTTATTGATTGCCTCCTGAAATCGGTCCCGGTCAAACCGTGGATTGTCCTGCTTGCAAATGTCCTCAATGCCAGTCTGGATGAAGTGTATGGCTTCCTTCACATGAACCGCCTCAGGGTGTAGGTGGGCATAGGATGCCCCGAGCAGATCCGCCAGCTCAATATAGTCCTCCTGCTCAGGCCAGTAGCAGTCCACAAGGCAGTAACAGAGTAGGCCAAACTCAATCACGGCCACGGCAGCAGTCAAGGCCAGGGCTAGTTCAATGCTCATCGGCTCCTCCTCTCAAATTCAGCCATTGTCGCCATTACAGCAGCGTCGATGGACAAGCCCGAGCCAGTCGCAACAACCGGCCTCAGTAAATTCCCCGACACCATCTTGACCGGCGCTCCACCACGAATGGCACCCACATACTCAGAACCATCGAGCAAAAGCTCTACAGTCCTCACGTTCCCGTTCCGGTCTCTGCTTTTGACTTCCATCTCTAGGGCCTCGCCTTCAACTCGCGGCCACGATATGCAGCCGCCTCAGAGAACAGGTAGCGCTCGACCTCCGAGCTATTGGCAGGTCGCTCGACCCGTTGGCCTTGATCATCGTACTCGGTAGGGGCTGGTGCCCACCACGATACGGTCTTGTCTGGCTTCATCGGCTCTCCCCTTGGGCTACGGTCTTGACCAGCCGCACGGGCTGTCCGTTGGGCTGTACCAGCTCACTCACGAGTACCCTCAGAGTGCTAGTGTCAGGCTTACCGCTAGGCTCTTGGACTGCCTGCGCTGCGCTCACCTCGCGTGTCTCGTTTAGGTGCTGGCGGACGCTGGATCGGTAGCTGTCTAGTCGTTTGTTCATGGTTTACCTCACTGGTAGTGAACGGTTGACCGATGCGGGACTCTCACAGCCCCTGTAAGGCCATACAACATAGGCAGTAGGGTTACCCCTAGCGCCACTATCGAATGGCCTTACAGCGAACGTGTGAGTCTAGGAAGTGGGGTGTGTACACAGAAAAGCGGGGACCATCCCACTACAGGACAGTCCCCGCCATGAACCCGTGACCGAGTGTTACGCCTTGTAACAGGCGTTATCGTCCAACCACGCCTGCTGACGTTGTAGACTCCGGCTTGTGCCTATCTGGTATCGAGTCCACTTATCATGGTCCGTCTTGAGCAGGGCACCCCACTTGCCGAATACGAGTGCACCATTGGCGACCACTTGGTAGTACGCTTTACCAACGGTCTGGACTTGGTCCTTCACTTTCGGATCAAACCCCAAGTCACGAATGAGCGTATAAGTCGATGCCTTCGTTCTACCTGTAGTACCATAGGTTGGTACTTGCGCGGCTAGGCCCTTCCTAGTTTCCTCGTCTGAATCCTTCCACAGTGCATGGCCTGTTTCCGAGATCCACTGACATACCGCAGCAGGTAGATCGGACTGCGCTAGGCTTTGCAGCGGAGACCGCTTGGCCTTCTTACCCTTGGACTTAGCTTTGACCTTGACGCTACCCGTTGTCTTGCCTTCCAGCGTATCAATCCGTCCAGCAAGTACTGTCAGGTTCGTAAGCACCGCTTCCAACATTTCTTTCTGTGTCGCCATTGGGTAGGACTCCCTGTCCTATGTCGAACTGGCCGACAGTCTATTACTCTTATTGCTGTCCGCCTTCCGCCGACATACCGACAACGTATAACTGCAGGTCCCGTGCCAACATTTTCTTCCACAGGGTAACCCTTAGTAACCAAAGGACTTACGCGCCCCCAGATGCTTTTATCCACAGGGCAATTGACCCCTGTTTCTACGGGTTCTTGGAGATTCCATCCATCGAAATGGATTTGTCCTCAAAAGGATACAGCCCCTTTGGGCCCTGCAGGGCCGGGGGAGGGGTGTTTTTAGGGGCCCGGGGCCCCCACCCCCTTGAATCCACCTACGAAATTGAGTGTTGGGCGTTAATAGCTTGACTGACCAGCGTCTCAGGGGGTAGACTTGCGCGCATGGTGCAGGAATTAGGGCCTCAAACGCTCAGCCCGGTCAGTGCGAGGCGACAGGGGAGTCCTGCCCCGCGTCGACGGGAGATAGCCTATGCGCTGACCCGGGATGGTGGGGCCTTTGCCCTGATGTTGCGGGATATGCAGCGGCATGCGGGGCTCAGCACCCGTGCGGTCGCACGACGCCTGGGTATTGCCCCCAGTTCCGTCAATCAATACCTCTGGAAGAAGCGGGGGCGCGGGGGGTCGAGTACCCTCAAGTGGTTTCTCCGCTTTGCCGAAGCCTGCGGGTGCCGACTCTATTTGGTGTTCCCATCCCCCGACGATGTGCGACACTTGGAGCAGACACCGCCCAAATCCCCGCAACTCCTGGGCGTGGGAGGCCCTGATTCCGCATGCGACCCCTGACCTCCGCCGAAGCCGACCAATTTGCCCTGATGCTGCTCTCGGGAGCCCCGGTCAGTGACGCCATTCGTTATTTCCTCGACCCATTGGTCGGAGAAGAACTCCTGGCGGAAGCCGCCGACCAATGGCCCCAACAATCCGAGGTGCTGGACGCGTTGCAACGCTATACCGGCGGCGAAGCCTGGCATCGGATGGACGATAAACAACGCCTGGACATCGCCATCAAAAAACACTACAACGAGATGGCCTACTTCCTCTGGACCGTCAATTACGTCGAAGCCGCCGGACAGGAAAAAGTCAAGGCCGATACCTGCCGGGTGGCGCTCGAAACCAAACTCGCCGGGACGGCCGGACAGGAATCGCCCCTCGCCCGGTTCTATCACGACATGCTGGCCAAGTATGACCACACCGGCCCGATTAGCTAAGTGGGTGCGCTGCCAGGACTGCCAGGACTGGTGGTGTCGCATCCATCGGCAACATGTCTACGACTGTCCGTGCCCTTCCATAGACGCGTGGACCACTGACCCCTACACAGGATCCGCCAGCTAATGGCCTCCGTCACCGTCCCACCCACCCTGCGCGATCGACTCATCACCGAGTTCCGCCGGTTTTTGTGCACCCAGATTGACTTCATCCCCTTCGAACATCAGGCCGATTGGTGGGTGACCACCGATGGCTATACCCTGACCGACCACGTCGTTGACCCCGACACGACCACCGACCCCTACATCACCCTGCGCCTCCCCACCAGTGCTATCGAATCCAGACGCCTCGCGTCTCGCCCTGCCGGGCGAGCTAAGGTCGTAGCCGAGTTAGGGGCGTATAAATCCGGCAAGTCTGCCGGGGCTGGATTATGGGGGGCTGCCTTTGCGGCGGTCCCGAACGCCCTGGTGTATCTGGTCGGGAATGAATACGACATGTGTGACCCGGAGTTTGAGTACATCGTCGAGGCCCTCTGCTCGGAGCGCGGGTTGGATCACAAACCCAAGTCGCTCCAAAATCGGCCCAAGGACGGGCGCCTCTGGCTGGAACTGGAAAATGGAGTCCGCTTTGAGGCCAGGAGCTGGGAACGCTCCGAGTCTCTCAAAGGCAAAGAGGTCGACGCCTATATCTACTGCGAAGCCTATCAACTGCCGGGGATCGAATGCTTCACGACCATTGCCCAGAACCTGCGCGTCCGGGAAGGCTATGCCGTGTTTCCCACAACCCCTGACCGTCCCTGGGTTGGGGTGTTCCACGACAACGGCCATGGGCATGTGGACTTTCCCGACTGGGTCTGCAAGTGCGGCGTCCAGGCCCAGGTGAATCCCTACAGCTTCGACCAGAAAGCCATGGACCGGGACCGGCATCTGCTGACCCGGGAGAAATTCTCCATCGCCTATTTCGGGAAGCTCGGGGATTTCGTGGGGCGGGTCTACAACTATCAGCGCGGCGAACGGCAGGTGACCCATGCCAGCCATGCCCACGTCTGGCACCTCCCCGAGAACGCCACCACCCGGGAGAACTTCAAGGTGCCCTCGGATTGGCGCATCGAGATCGGAGCCGACACCGGGACTTACTGTGCGGCTGTCGTGGTGGGCATCAGCCCCGAAGGCCAGGCCTTTCTGCTGGATGAGCTGACCAACTATACCTACGTGGCCGGGACCCCGGAACTCGACCCCTCCGGGTCGTTGCTCTCCTGGGCCCAGGCCCTGGTGCGCATGGCTGCGTTGTGGAAAACACGTCCCATGGCCTGGGCTGATGCCAACAGTCAGTTCAAGCAGGAGTTTCTCCACCACGGCGTGTATCTCCAGCCCAACCATCGGGGGCGCGAAGTACGCACCGAAGCGGCCCGACAGTATTTCCAGCACGACCAACTCTTCCTGGCCCCCTGGCTGGAGATTCTGCCCTTCGAAATCGAAGCCGCCCAGTGGCCTGACCGCACGAGTGCCTCGGGCAAATACCAGCGGCTGAAGTCCAATGACCATGCCCTGGATTGCATGGAGCATGTGCTGTCCCGGCATCCTCGGGCCAGGACCAAGCCTGCGGCCCCACCACTTCAGCCCCCGGTGGGATCGGTGCAATGGTTGGGGTCCCCCATTCGACGACGTAAACACGGGGGTACCCCCGATTCCCACTTAGGAGGTCAGTGATGACGGAGTTTGAGCTAACTCAACGTGTACAGCTCCTGGAGTCCAAGCTGCAATTCGTGATGCATACCCTGTCCATGAGTCGGCGAAACAATTCGACAGGTGAGACAGATTCGCGTACATTAGAGGAGTTGTTTCAGGAGGCTGCGACGCATGCAATGGATGGAAAAACACTTGCGCAGGTGGCTGCTGGCGCGTTTGGGCAGCCCCCTCCCGTGGGCGCAACAGTGCCAGCAACTCCAGGCCCGGATGGACATCCTGGAGAGCCTGGCGAAGGCCCGACCCCCCTCCACGAACCCGCCGATGCCAGTCCCCCTGACAGCACAGGATGAGCAGCAACTGGCGGATAGCCCTGACGCCCATCTAGGAGCCCAGTAATGGCCGAGAACGACGACGTACTGTCGGAGTATACCGAGGATTACAATCGGCTACGGGCCCAGAAATCCCGCAACGTCGGGTCGGTGGAACTGCGGATTCTCACCAACCTGGCGTTTATCTCAGGCGAACACTGGGTCGGGTCACAGAATCGGGTGCTGTTCACCCGGCGGCGGGACCCGAACAAACTCTATCTGGTCTTCAATCTGGCTGCCCAGATGCTCTCGAAAATCATGGGCCGCTTGAGTAGTGTGGCTCCGGTGTTCAAGGCCCGGGCTGACAAGCAGGACCCTCGCTCGGTAGGAAACGCAGCGGTGGTGGATAAGCTCATCAAGGCCCTGGACGAGAAATTGGATCAGCCCTCTCGGACCTGGGAACTCCTCTGGTGGACTGCCGTGGGTGGGGTGGGCTTTGAATATGTCCCCTGGGTCAAGGATGCCTGCATGGAACCCATGCCCCAGTTCGACGAAGCCACCGGGGAATTGCTCTGGACCCATGTGCCTACCGGGGAGCAGGTGCCCGAGACCATGCGCCAGCAGGCCCTGGAACAGGGAGCCCCGAAGGAACAGTTCGAAGTGGTCGAAGAGATGGTCTTGACCGGGGATGTGGGCAGCGAGGTGCTGAGCCCTCTCCAGGTCTTCATCGATGCCTCGGTGCGCTCGGTGGATGACCTCGCCCCCGACCAGGCGGTCTACATTGCCAAGATTCGTACCCTTGGATGGATTGAGGCCAATTACGACGTGAGCGAGGAGACGATTCAGAACATCAAGGATGCCAGTGAGGTGCGGATTCTCTCCACTGATATCAAACAGTTCGGGGACCCCACGGGGTCGACGCATCTGCAGGATCTGATTCCGCGTATCCAGGGTACACGCACCGAGAATGACC